CACGGATTCGCAACAGCTTGGTGCTTAAAAAATGTCAAACCGCGAGTCAACAACTGGCCATGGGCTGCTGTTGATAGAAAACAAATTCCATCCAGCATATTCCGGACTTCAACGTCAAAAAAAGTTTTCATAAATATGACGAAGTTGGCCCCACTAAAGTATTTGGCGACAAGGGGATCTTTTGTTTTATTATATGCATGATCGTCACCATACACAATAGCACCAAAAAACTCAAGTGCAGCCTTTTCTAGAATGTCTTGGTGCTCAGGAGGGGCCATGGCGATGGTGTACGCTAGGAAAAGGAACAAATACAGCGCTACAATCCAAGAATCCATATGACTGGTACTAAGGACTCCACTAGGCACACTCCCAATAACAAACGCCCACACAGGCCCAAAGAGATGAGAAAGCCGAGCAGTGATTTGACGAATAAGCATTTTTATAATTCGAACTCTCATGGCGTAATCCTCCCCCTCGGGGTCATCATAAATCAAACCAAATGAATAAAATAAATTAATTAGCCTCTCATTGGTCGATTGGTCCATATTCCGTAGGTCTGCCTCCACTAATGTGGCAAGAAATTCTTCACCAAATAAGACTTTAAGACAGCTTGCAATTCTGTCCATTCCTCCATGAGGCCATGGGTGCCCTATCTGGATCAGGTTACCATGCTCGAGAGAGAACCTTACTTTTGTTACTAACCGCTCAAAAAGCACAAATAGCGATGATGGAATCATATACAAGCGCAACTTCATCATTCGTTCCTCCCACTCCTTTTCAGTAAAATATTTGAGGCACTCAAAGTTCTCATTTTTTTCTGTGGTTTTCCACCACATCCCCGGATCTCTCGCATCAGGATCAAGCATCCAATTGATTACAAAGTTAATATCTGCCTGTAACGTTTCCATTTTCTTTCCACAACCATCAATTTTAATTTTTTTTTCATTAACAAACAAAGTGCGACCCACATAGTCATTAATTCCTGCAGAAGTACCCAACCCCATTTGCTCGCAATCAGCAAAGTCGATAGGAATTTTAATTTTTCCAAAATATTTTTCAGTACCCATGTGGTGGTACATAAGACCTAGAGCTTTATCAAGATGGGGAAACACATGTTTTGTAGAATCCATTGGCTTATGTACATGACGATCGAGTTTAAGAATGGCATTGGCAAATTTATTAGGATAAAGATGTGCAGTCGCAGTAATCATATGAG